TTGATGGATATTTCATTCTGAGAGTTAAACTATCATCAAGTTTAATATCTCTACTATGTTGAGGATCAGTTTTAACTTCAATCTCATCTAGGTTAATACTTCTAGGAACCTGAGTTGTCCCATCATCGGGACAAGTAACTAAAACATCAACTGTTTCCCCAACAGATTTACCTCTAATATTAAGGAACAAATATTCAATATCAAAAGTAGAAAGTTCTTCCACTTTAATACCTTTGGTTAGAATGCAATTTGAGATTACATCTTTGACTGCTGTTGAAATCTGCTTTGCATCCTCACTTTCCATTGCAATAATTAGAATTTTTTCTTCTTTTACAAGAAAAGGTCTATATTTAATTTTCTTTTTGATTGATGGAACTTCCAACTCATAGGTTGGTGTTGCAATTGTTGGTAAAGGCATAATAACCTAATAATAACTTCAGTTAATTGTATTTATTACAGTACTCTGAATGTTGATTCAACATTAGATCTAGATTTTGAATTAAATACTTTAGATGCATCCAGGTCTGAATTTATTTTTCCTTGTGGTTCGAATAAAGTTGCAGATCCTTTTTGATACTGTCTCGTAATTGCATCAGTGTCTACATTCACTGCATTAAATAGATTTCCTTCTCTATTAGGTTGAAGTGGTTGTCTATTATTATCGGACCCAAGTGCTTCGGCAAGACTATCTGGATTTCCTGCATAGTAACGATCAAACATAAAGTTAACAGAAACTGACATAATAGAAGCCTCACTATAATTAACCTGAATTGAATTCATAGAACTTGGAAATAATCCAAGATAGGTATATTCAATTTCATTTGCAATATTATAATCACGATTAAATTTAATAATTTTCGTTCTATCACATTTATAGTATTTTGGATATTGCATTCTATAACTATAATTCTTTCTACTTAAAGGAATTACTGGTTTTTGGTATTCTGGAGGAACGTCTATAGGATTATGAGTTCCACTAGAAATAAACTCCATCCAGTGTTCGAAAAATTTTAGAGTTTTATATTGTTTATCAACATACACTTCCATATTAATTTCACTGAACTGACGAGTATGGGCGAACTTTTCCGATACACCCATGAAACTATCATCAACCTGTGCGGTTGCAAATGAAGTTGTTGGTAAAACTGTAGATTGTACTAATAAACCAACGCTATCACCAGTAAAAATTGGATCAACACCGCGCTTTAAAAGATATGCTTGCAATTGAGGACTTAACCCACCAAATGTTACTTGGTAGTGATTAGTCTGAGCAAGATTAGTAAATAGTGGTTTAATGTCCGATATCCTGCGTGGTTTCGCCAATCTAAATACCTATTATGAATCTTTTATTATAAGTATTTAGATGTCATACAAGGGTAAATATAAACCAGAAAATCCAAAAAAATATAAAGGTGATCCAACAAACATAGTTTATAGATCACTGTGGGAAAGAAAATTCATGGTTTACTGTGATAAAAATACCAATATTTTGGAGTGGGGTAGTGAAGAAATTGCTCTCCCATATCGTTCTCCTTTAGATAATAGAGTTCATAGATATTTTCCAGATTTCTATATCAAAGTTAAAGAAAGTAACGGTCAAATTAAAAAATACTTAGTTGAGATTAAACCAAAGAAACAAACAGTTGAACCTCAAATTAAACAAAGAAAAACAAAACAATACATTTATGAAGTAACCGAATGGGCTAAGAATCAGGCAAAATGGAAAGCAGCAAGAGAATTTTGTGAAGATCGCCAATGGCAGTTTAAAATAGTTACCGAAGATGATCTAGGAATCTAAGATGCCAAGAAAAACCATAAAAGAAAGAAATAAAAAAGTTACTGATACTGACAGTAATGTCAATAGAGTTCGCAATATCTTAGATAATTTAATTGGAAATGAAGATCCTGATGATTTGATGTTGGAATTATTAAATGTAATTCAAGAAAGTGGAAAAATAGCAAAAAGTGGAAAATATTATATTTTTGTATACAATCCAAAAACTTCTAATATTCGTTACGACCAAAATCCTCTAGTTGCTGTAACTGATGTTTTTCAGTGGGGATTTAGAGGTGTTAATTTTCATTGGGGGCAAGTAAGACAATATACTTGGAATGAAGTTCCTGGTTCTTTATATGAGGTTTATGCATCTGAGATAAAAGATTTACAAGAAATTCCTTTTGCAAATTTTAGGATAAATAGTTAAAAAAATAAAATGGCGTCTTTAGCAGAAAATTTTAGGTTATTAAGATACCCATTTGAAAAAATTGATACGTCCGATGATTTCTTAGAAATCCAAATTCTTGAGTATAAGCCACCTGGTTTTGGTGTAGTTGGAGACAAAGGATTTCAAGTCAAATCTTCTGATGATCCAACTTCACAACTATCTGAAAAAAATAAAAAAATAAAAGCAACTATCATATTACCAATTCCAAAAGATCTTTCACCTGATTCAAAATCTGTTGAGTGGGGTGAAGATAGAATGAATTCTCTTGCTGCAGCTGTTGCTGGTGGCGCATCTGATATAATTGGTGGTAAAGGTATTGGTGGTTTTATTGACACACTTAAAAACGGACTTGGTAGAGCTGCTGGAGCTTTAGATGGAAATACACAACAACAGCTTCAGGCAGGTCTTGCAGGTGCTGCAGTTCAGCAATTATTCGGACAAGAAGCAGATCCACTTTCCGCAATTACTCGCCAAACAGGAGCAGTACTAAACCAAAACCAAGAATTACTATTTAAAGGAGTTAGTTTGAGAGATTTTGCATTTAATTTTACAATGACTCCACGTTTTAGAGAAGAAGCAGAACAAGTTAGAGATATAATTAGATTCTTTAAGCAATCATCCTCTGCTAAGAAAAGTGTTTCTGCTGGTGCAGGATCTCAAGGATTATTCATTGGATCTCCTGATGTTTATCAAATTACATATAAAAGTGGTAAACAAGATCATCCATATCTAAATCAATTTAAAGTATGTGCTTTACTAAGCATGAGTGTTAATTATGGTGGTGCTGGTGTATATGCAACTTATGCCGATGGATCCCCAATCCAAACGAATATGTCTCTCTCATTTAGAGAACTGACTCCAGTTTACTATGAAGATTACAATAGCGAAAAAGGACTAAGAGGAACAGGTTACTAATATGTCGTACTTCAGAGAATTACCAGATTTAGAATATCAATCTCCATTAACTGATAAAGTATCATCAACGGATTATGTTCGTGTTAAAAATATTTTTCGTAGAGTAAAACTTCGTGATGATCTATCAAAAACTGTAGTACTCTTCAATAAGTATCAAATTGAAGAAGGAGAAAGACCTGATACAGTTGCAGAAAAACTTTATGGTAAAGCAGATCTTGATTGGGTTGTATTGATATGTGCTGGTATTACAAATGTGAGAAACCAATGGCCTCTTTCCAGCAGAGACATCTATAGATTTGCGGAAGAAAAATATGGAGATGAATTGAATTCGATTCGCTTTTATGAAACAAATGAAGTTAAGGACAGTAATGGTAGATTAATTTTGCCCTCAGGAAAAGTTGTTGATGGTGGATTTACAATCCCAAATCCAGATGATATTACTCAAACTCTTAATCCTGTAGTTGGGGTTTCAAATTATGAGTATGAAACTCGTCTGAATGATGAAAAAAGATCTATTGATATTTTGAAAAAGATTTACTTACAAACATTCTTGAATGACATCAGAAAACTCACATATTATTCCCAATCTTCGCAATATGTGGATTCAAAGTTGATTAGAACAGAGAACACAAGAAATCAAACTTTATAAAAAAGGGGGCATATGCCCCCTTAATCTTATCACTCTTCAGCAAGTCGCTGGAAGTAACTCAGCGTATCATCATCTTCATCTTCTTCCACAGGAGCGGCAGCACGACGAGTTGGTTGAAGATTGTTGAGTTCGGAGCGAAGATCTTCAGTCAGTTCCTTCACAGGACCACGAGAATACTCTTCCTCTTCGGCAACTTCTTCATCTACACGGCGGGAACCTTTAGAACCCAGCACATAATCAAGACGCTTCTTCAGTTCATCATAGGACTTGAACTGATCGGCAGCAACGAGTTCTGCAAGAGAATACTGCTTCTTCCAGATTGCTTCCATCTCATCATCATCGTCCAGCAGAGCACCTTGTGCGGCAAACTCTGAAGAATCATAGTTACGATAACCAGCAACGTTCTTTGCCTTCAGTTTGAAGTTAGCACCCTGCCAGAAGTCAAACGGATCGATTGCTTCCTCATCCTCAAACTCAGGTTGCATCGCTGCAGTCAGTTTGTCAAAGATTTTCTTACCAAACTTATACAGAAAGACTTTACCTTCGTTGGCGGGGTTAGCAGGATCTTTCACAACGTAGATGTTGCTCACATAAGTCAGTTTGCGCTTCTGCTTACGTGCCAGTTCCTTACCAGCATCAGTGCCGTTGTTCCAGAGTTCAGAGTTGTATTCGGACACGGGATCCTTCTGACCCAGAGTAGTCAGAGAGTTC